AAAAAATTCTAGATCCTGTCCTTCTTTAAGTTTATCTACAAACAAACGGTATCTTAATTTATCTGAATCATTCTTATAAATTATTTTACCATTGTGCTTGGTCATCTTAAGTGTTAACATAAATTTAGTTTTGCCAGGAAGTAATCATCTCTTTAAGAGCCTTAATATCTTCAGGATCTTTTATAGTACAGTTAGCCCAATGATAATGATATACAAACCATTCATCCTTACCACCTTTATCTTCTATTTGTTTACTATCTGTAGTTGTAAGATGTAATACATTTCCTATTTTTAAATTATAGTAATAGTAATCAAACTCATTACCACTCATATGCTTTAAGACTTTAACTTTTTCAAAGCCTAAGTCTTTTAGTTCTTGTTCTGTCATCTTTCTCCAGTTAAAATTTTTAAATCATGAAAGGCATAGTTAGCTACTACTTTATCATAAGCAGTATTATACTGATTAAACTCTCCATGATCTTTTATTCTTTGTGTTTTTAGAGTTTTTACAGTTAGAAATGCAACAAAATGATTATCTGTATCATCTGAATGTAACATTCTAATTATATTATCTGCTTCCTCATGACTTATGTAACCCATTTCTTTAAGAATACCTAGCTCTGCACAAAACATAAGCATATAAGCATCTTTAAGGTTATCTTTCTTTGTACCTGATGTATACATATACCACAGGTAATTTAGATTTTCATTTACAGTGTATTTAGTTATTTCAAAATGTTCTTTGGCTATCTTTTTTAAGAAGTTAGATATCTTCCTTGTTACTTCCATTTTCATCTGATACTTCAAATAATTCTAAAAAATCATCTCTTGTTAATTGTTTCTGATTACAGAAGATTTCTATTGCTTCTTCTTTATCTTCACAACTAACAAGAGATATTGCTTCTTGACTTATATCTCCTTTGATATAAAATGTATACATTTTCTTTGACATGGTTTAAATTTAATGATTAATGATCTACGTAACTACCAGCTCTTTTAAAGCTGTAGTTTAATTTAGTAAAATTTTCTGGAACTTCCTCTAGAATACCAATTCTATATCCCTTCCAACTACCTACTAAATCCATATCACTACCATGATAATCTCCACCACCGCTACCATTTCCATCTGCTAGCAATAATGGCATAGGATGTATTGTTATTTCTTCAGTATACCCATCAGTATATTTTGCAAACTCAGGAGCAGTTTCTTGTTTATCTACATACTGTTTTGTATCATAGTTAACGACATATCTATACTTATCTGGTATTACTCTAATTAAATCTTTAAGTTCAGTCCAGTCCTTAGCTTTATCTTCATAAAGTACTGACCATAATTCCATCTCTCCATAATCTCCACCCCAAACTATTCTATCTTTGTGCCATCTGCCTCCTTCTATAAGTAACATCTCTACAGAACTAACAGATTCATTATTTATGTAGCTATGCTCCATAAGTTTTAACCAATCCGGTTTTACAATTTCTCTTTTATCTAAATTAAATGCTTTAAAATATTGTCCCATTTGTCCTTTTACTAAATTATCAACAAACATACCAGGGCTATGATAATACCTTGCCATATCAGTCTTCTTGATTCTTTTTATATTCTTTTAATGCATCCAGCATTCCGAGATTAAATGCATAATCCCTATTATATTCAGGCATGTTTCTACTATACCCGAACTCCTTTTCAAACTTTTCTACAACAGTTTTCTTAACACCAATTGCTACATCTAGAGTACCGTAAGTACTATTATCTAAGTGCTGTATTAATACTTTACCAGCCCATGTTCCTTCCATGTACTCAAAATCTTCTTCAATTGGTTTCATCTATCATTTTTTATAACTGTTTCTATTACTGTGCTTAAGCATTCAGGACACACTTCATTTTCTTGATCATGTTTATATGACCAAGTTTTACTACAGTGCGTACAAAAATACTTAACAGAATTTAATTCTTCAGCATATTTCTTTACATAAGTGTTTACATCTCCCTCATACTCCTCTGCTCTCATTTGTATAAATACATCTTTCATTCTTCCCATACTTCATTATTTTTTACATCTTCTAAGCGTTTAACTAACATATCTAAACCTTTACAAAGACCTTTATGTTCAGCAGCTGTTTGATTATCACATACCCATTTATCTTCAAATTTTAAATCAGATGCAACTTCTTTAATTTGTTCTAGTGTTATTGTCATAATTCAAGTTCTAATATTTCTTTAATATAATCTGGTACTTCTTCTTTACTATCTTTAATATAGTTTTTAAGTACCCAATATGCTTTCTTATACATTTCTAATTCAGATTCTTTTTTATCTTTTCTGATTTCTAAAAGTTCTGTTCTCAAATTTTGAATCTGATCTTCCAATCCTTTTGTGTAAATCATACTGCCTTTCATCATCTTCTTCTTTTATAGATTCTTATTTTATAACAGAATATATTTAGTTTAAATATTCTTTTCCACTTACTCATTTTTTTTATTAAGATTGTTTAAAAGTATTCTAATACTTATAATTAATTGTATTTGTTTATTAGGATGCTTACCTTCTCTTACTAAAATTTCTAATTCATTAAATAGTTTAAATATTGTCTCCATTTGATTATTTATCAATTTTCTTTTTAGTATCCCATAACACTTCAAATGTTATACTTTCTTTTTCAACTCTATCTAAACCTAGATCAATAAGTAATCTTAGTGCTGATCTATTATTATCAACGTGATACTTTTCTCTAAACAATTGTATTCTGTTAAGAGTAGCTGCATCTAAGAATATTGTCTTTGTTCTTTCTCTACCTTTTGCTATTGGCATATCATTATCTGGTACATCAAAAGGATACTTTTTTTGTAAGTGTATAGTATTCTGTTCAAATAAAGGATCACCTGATTTAACTAAATATATAGGTTGTCTTTTAGAATGTGATACAGAACATCTTTTAATATCAAGGTTACTTGCAATATATTCTTCAGAACATTTAAACTTATAATGTAATATACATATTAGATAGTTTCTCCTATCTAAATAAACTCTTTTTCTTGTTGCTTTACTTGGTACTAGTTTTCTTAACTCTTGTACTACATCAAGCATTGAATATTGTTGGCTCATATAAAAAATGGAAATAATAATCCTTTGATTTCAGCTACTAAGCTACCGAATATTATTGAATTCCAAAAAGAATGAGTGCTATAATATTCCCAAAAAAAATACAAAGCAAATATTTGTGTAAATAACAAATACATATAGCTAGCTATCATAAGATAACAGCCTAAATCATTAGATTTTTTCATAAATAAAATTAATTTAAACTTTCAAAGTTTGCTACTGCAGGTGTATCATCATCTTCATCTTCACCATTATCATCAGGATCATAATCTCTAAGATCTTCTAATACCATAGCAACACTAATGTCTAGTAAGAATATAAATCTATCTGCATCATAAAATTCATAGGGAAAACAAGATTCATCTAACTCTACTTCTTCAAATTTGTAACCAATCTTAAAGTTTTGAATCTCAAGTTTAGCTACTTCTTTAATTGTATAGATTTCATCTTGCTTTACCCACAAATCTTCCGGAATCTCCTCTGGTTTATTAGAGGCATCAATGCATATCACTCTTAATGGTTTCATGAAGATCAACTTTGAGTCCTAAGTTATCTAATTCTAGCTTAGTTTCCAAGACTTCATCAAAATTTCCACTAAAGACATCACATTTTCCAGTAGCATCAGTGATTAATACACACTGTTCTGCTTGTTTGATATCATGATCACAAAACTTTATTAGTGAAGCCATTACGAATTCAAAACTATGATCATCATCATTATACAGTGTTACTTTATGTGTTCTTACCTTTTCTTCCATACTATAATTTACGAAAAATTTACCAGATTTTTATATTAAAATCCTTCCAAACTATTTTTTCTTTATCAAAGCCTTCTAAAGCAGATTCAACCCAACGCTCATCTATTGTGTTAATATAACATAAGACATGAACAATGGATGTATCATCTGGATTTAATCTTAAAAGTCTACCAATTCTTTGGCTAGCTTTTCTTTCATTACCATATGCATGCATAATAATTCCTTGTTTTAGATCAGGTATATTTACACCTTCACTTAACTGTAACACACAAGATAGTCTATCAATCTGACCTTCTTTAAACATATTTAAATTGTCTTTAGAATCTGGATTTTCACTATGATAACTATGTTTTGATAATTTGTCTGCTTGCTCTTGCGTATTGGCAAAAATTATACACTTGTCTTTTATAGAATCTGCAAGAAGCTTTGCATATTTTTCTTTAGTAGGAAAACTTTTTAATGATTTCATCCTTTGTATCCTTGCAATTTTAATACCTTTTGAATGATACTCAGAGTTATCTATTCTCTTACTCCAATAATTATAGTTTTGTATTTCAGAATTGTAAAAAACTCCTCCAGTTTTAGTTTTTACTGGAACACATTTAACATTTGTAAGTTTAATTTTATGAACTACAATTTTGTAATCATTTAAAATACTATCTTCAATAGCCTCATCAGCTAAATATGTGTATACAACAGGACAGTACTCTTGTACCATCCTTCCCTTTTCAGAATTTTTAAACTTAGGAGGTGTACCAGTTAATCCTAGAATTTTACCTGTATAATTAGATAAAAATTCTCTATGACTATCTAGTAAGCTATGACATTCATCTAAGTAAATTACATCATAATCTCTAGGATCTTGTTTATTTAAGCTTAGATATGTAGAAAAATTAGTATTACTAAGTACATTTTCTTTATCAAACTTAACACTTTGATCCTTCCATTCCTGTAGTATAGCTTTCTTAGGAGCTACTACTAAAAATTTCTTTAAAGGTGTATATTCTTTTTCCATATGTTTAAGACCAACTAAAGTCTTTCCTACACCTGTTGCTAAGCCAAGACTACATCTTTTATATTTTTGACAAGCTTTCAGGGCAATGGATTGGATATCATCTCTATTTACATTTTTCATAAATTGTATCCACCATAAATTAATATAGCAGCTAATATGATTGTTCCCATAAGTAAAAAAGCTACTATTTCTCCGTTATTGTTTTTATTCATTTTAAGTAATTTAATTTTCTTGATTCTTTAGGATTAGCATGTATCCAATTATGACAACTTCTACATACCGGAAGCCAAGTAGATTGTATTAAATAATACACATCTCTTTCACTACCACCTCTTGTATGGTGTACATCTGTTGCATGTATTGAGCATCCTTTTACTTTTACTTTACATAATGAATTCTCAGTTAAGTATCTCTTTCTTAACTTTAAATATTCATTATCTTTCTTTTGTCTTCTGGTAGAACTATGACGGATGGCTGATGCAGTTGGTTTGTTAACACCTTCTTTAGCCTTGTGGCAACTCCAGCATTGTTTACACCAGCGCATACCGCCATAATTTTTCCAGATATAAGTGAGTTCTTCACAAGAATCACACACTTTCTTTTTTTGTTTTATCATTTACATTGATACTTTAATCTTGGCAAATTACTAGGACTTTTTTCCAAGCTCATAAAATTTCTAGGTAATATACCTTCTTTTATAAACTCTTCAACTATATCATCCTTAGTAATGTTTAGATCATTAAAGGTAAGAGTATTTTTAAACTTATCATCTGTGCTACTATTATTGATTAACCAATCAGTTAATGGTGCATTTGGAAATAAAGTTTGAAAAATAAAGTTAGAGTACTTATTTGTACTTTCCTGTTTAAGTTTGTTAATGACTTTTTGTCCTCTTAAATAAACTCTACTTATTCTTTTTCTTTTTTCCTTACCAGTTTTATCATACTCTTCTTTGCTTAATGACCGGAGTCCATGTAAAGCTCTTTTGTAAAGATAATTTTGATAAGCAGTATATTTATCCTGCTCATATTTAACAAAGCTTTTTGGATTAGCTTCTAATTTTTGAAAGTCTGACAGCTTGCCTGCAAACTGATACTTTCCTTTACGGTTTGAAATTTGTTTTGACATGTTATATACATTTGGGGATTAATAAAAATAAAGGGGAAGCATTATACTCCCCCTTTTTAACTAAACTTACTATACTATTACAGATTGAAATCTTCAACAGTAACTTTCTGTGCATCAAATGCAGCTCTTAACTCTTCAACATTATCATGTTTGATAAGTGTATCTGAAGCATTGCTAGCATTTGAATAAACAGTTTTACGATATATTGGACTACCTTGTAGTGTACAAGGAATTCCTGTAGATCCTGCTACTTTAAGATCTGCTTGAGGATTATTAATATTAAAAGGTGTTAACGATTCTTTAATAACAATCTTACCTTCTAACTCAGCTCCTGCTTTTAGATTTAAAGATATTAAATCTTCCATTTTTCCTTGTAACAAAGCGCTCACTTCTTTCTTACGTAAAAATCCTGTATCATCAATAAGAGTTTTGTCTTGAACTAATCTTACATAACCGTACTCTGGATTCTTTGACTGACTGATTACATTACCCGCTTCATCAGCAGTCACTTTGACATTTGAATTCATAATTTAAATTTTAAATAAATAATTAATTGATTGAGCAGAACTTACTATACCCCTGACTGCTCACGTCAAGAGTAAGATTATAGTATAAACTATATATACAATATTACTTTAAAAGATCTTCTATATCATCTAGATTATTGAGATCAATATCTCTAAGATCATCATCATCAATGTCTTTAATGATGTCATCATCATCTGTTGATAAACTTGGAATAGATTTTCTACCAATTGCAGAACCCTGAAAAGGGTTATTGACGTAGTCACCTGCATTCATTGCCATAAGATATTGGATGTCTTGATCTGTGAGGTTTAAAAACTCCTCAATACTCAAGTAAACAACCTTGCCATTTGGTAACTGATACTGCATCTCATTATAGTAGACGTAAATATATTATATTTTAGGCTAAATTCTTAGTTTAAACATTAAATATTTGCTACTATATGGCTAATAATACTATAGGGGACTAAAAAATCCCCTATATTGTATTCAGGAAAAGTACATTCTTGAGAACATACTGTTTTTAATTAGGTATTTCTACGTCTGTAATCTCTAATTTGTGCAAGCAAGCTTTCATTATAATGATCAAACCAATAAGGTCCTCTCTTATAATGCTTTCCTGGCATCATAAACTTTTTAGTTTTAGGCATAGCTCCTAGTTTAAAACCTACAATAAATTGTTTTAACTTTTCTTTCTTTGCCATGATTAAAATATTAAAGAGATTAATAATATAATGTTAACTATTAATACAAAGGTTATTATTCTTTTTCTTAGCCTAAATATTCTTGCTCTGCATAATAATTCTATATGATTAGCAATATGAAATTGTGCTTGTGCTTTAAGCATATCAAGAGTAGAAGCATCTGCTGTTCCTCTTTCAATATGCATTTGATAATAGTTATAATCAAACATTGCTAAATCATTCTCAAGTCTTCTTATCTTTTCCTGAAGATATTTGACATCCTTTTCTGGACTTGGAGCAAAGAATTTCCTTACCCTTTTAATTAAGTGTTTCATAAGTGTATAAATTAAGTGGTTTACAAATTGATTGGACCAGGAAACATGTACTCTTTCTTATTAAAAGTATGTACTAAATATTTACTGGGAATGAACCATCCTTTATCTTCTACATAACAAGCTTCATCAGAAAACCAATCCTCATCCATATACTTACGTACTTGTTGTTCATCTACAAGTAAATAACTTAATTCTATGAGCTCAGTCTTGTTCAACTTCTGTTACTTTATAGGTTGATGTACTGTCATAGTCTGGATGAGCCTCAATTCTATCAGCTTCTTCTAGAGGTTCAAAGTTAGGATCATTAACTTTATTTTCTATCTGTTCCAGAGCTTCTTCCTTATTGCTAGCATTAACAGAATATACAAAGTTAACCACTCCTTTTGTAATTTGAGTGACTTCATATTTTCCTTTCTTTGCTCTCTTAAAGTATAACATGCTGTAAAGATAGTAAAAAAATACTTGTTCAGGTACAAGTATTAAAACCTTCCTTGTTTAAAGCACAAGAATTGCTTACTAGTTTTTAAAAAGTCTTTGTATAAATAAGATTATAGGTATGAATAACAGACCAATGATACAACCAAGTGCTGTACCATTAGCTAAACATAAGTTACCTGCTATTGCACCACCAAGCCAATCACTTGTAGCGTTACCTAAACCTGCACCAATGACTGTGCCTAATCCTTTTTGGAATTTTGAAGGGAGATACTTCTCCACTTCATATCCTGTCATTGCTCCGACAATCATTACAAGATTATCTATAATACCGAATACTATAAATTCTAATGTCATAATAATTAGTTTGGAT